GCAAGACTACATTCTTGCAGGTGGTCGGCGCGGGGCTGGCAAATCGCTTACTTGTGCAAATATTGCTGTGAATGCTTATCGTAATAATAAGTCTTCTCTCTATTTCACAATCGAAATGCCGTCCCGTTCCATTTTACAGAGAATGTGTGCAATCGCCACGGGTGTGTCCGCGGGCGCGCTTCGTCGGCGCAATCTCAGCGTAGGAGAGTGGGAGCTGGTAGCAGAATGGTGGGCCGGTCGTTTTGACGGCGGTGAAGAACCATTCGCTCAGTATAAAAAGCATCGTAGCTTTGACCAATTTCACGCAGAGCTTGTAAAGAAGCATCGTCTACATGATAAGAAACAACTTGACGTAATCTATGATCCTTACATGAGTCTTGGAAAAATTCGTACAGAACTGGACAAGAAAGTTGCGGCCCTAGAGCCGTCAGTAATTATCGTAGACTATATCAACCAGGTAAAGAGAGGTAACTCTCGTAACGGTCAGTATGATTGGACCGAACAGATTGAGGTAAGTAAAGCACTGAAAGCCCTTGCGCAGGAGTACGAAATTCCTGTATTTTCGCCTTACCAGGTAGATATTACTGGTGAAGCACGATTTGCAAAGGGTATTCTTGACTCTGCGGATGCAGCATTCTCTCTAGATGCTCACACAAAAGACGATAAGTGCATTACCTTTAACTGTGTAAAAATGAGAGACAATGACGAAATTTCTTTTACTTCAAGAGTGGACTGGCAGAGCCTTCGTATTGGACCAGAGTCAGCCCCGATACCAGGAGAGAAGGATCTGGACGAAGTACATGATATTTAATTCTTGACAAGGGTGCTATTTTCCCGTATAATATATGGAGATTTCAGTGGGAGACTATCATGCTTGTACACGCTTCTGTGAACCATACCTACAGCGGACGTCGCAAAAAGAAAGTCGTATCAAGAAAGTTTACCAAACCTTTTCGAGAGTATCGCCCAAAGAGAGACTCACGCATCACACGCGAGTATGCGAGTCTACAAACGGACAATGGCGTTTGCGCTCGAAATACTATTATGGATAATTTGCACTTAGAATCCGCCGAAGTGCGCGAAGAGATTCTTGCAAAAAGCACAAGGCTTGCTCCCGCCTTCAACAAGGGCGCAGTTCAGTACATTACCGAAGGAAGTGACCCTCGCTTTCTTGGAAGGAAACTATGAACGTAGAAGACTTACTTGTAAGCAAAAAGATTGACTTTCGCACTTCTGGGAAAGACTTTCTTATTAAATGCTTAAACCCAGAACACGACGACAGCAACCCTAGTATGAGAGTCGATCAAGTCATGGGTATTTTTCAATGTATGTCTTGCGGCTTCAAAGGTAACATTTTTTACTTAATGGGAGAGACTCCCGACAGAGTTCAAACTGCTCGAGAGAAGATTCGTAGAAAGATTGAGGATGTAAGAGCAGAAAGTATCGGTCTAAGAATGCCAAATGATGCACAGTATATTGACGAAGACTTTCGTGTATCGGCAGAAGTTCTGAAAGAGTTTCGAGCGTTTAGATCGCTACAACCGGACTTTGCGGAGAGAGTAGTATTTCCCATTTACGATATTAAGAATAAAATTACTTGCTTTGTAGGACGGCTAGAAATTGACTATGATCGTGGAAAGCCGAAGTACAAAGTAAGCCCGAGCGGCAGTAAAGTACCGCTATTTCCGATGCGCAAGTTACAGCCTGAAAAAGGTCGCGTAATGCTAGTAGAGGGGCTCTTTGATATGCTCAATCTCTATCAGCACGGGTTTCGGAATGTTCTTTGTAGCTTTGGCACAAGTACGGTTACAAAGGACAAATTGCAGCTATTGAAGATTGCAGGCGTCACGGGGTTGGACATTTGTTTTGACCCCGATGAAGCTGGTCAATCTGCTGCTGAGAGTGTAAGAGAGTTAGCAGAAAAGTTGGAATTTCGAGTTAAGAATATTAATCTTCGTGATACAGACCCCGGCGGTCTACCCGCTGTTAGAGCACGCAAACTAAAGGAGGCATTATATGGCTAAGGTCGCCCTGGTGGAAGCCAAACCTAGTCGTAACAACTACCAGAAACTTTTTCAAGGTTCATTTCAGTTTGACCAGTTTAGCCTGGCCTCTGACCCAAACCTATCCAAAGTTTTCAAGAAAGATATTGATATTGATATTAATATCGAAGACTTCGATTGGGTCATTCTTGTTGGCTCTGAAACTCTCAAGCATTTTACGAAGAATAGCTCTATCACTGAGTATTCTGGTCGTGTGGTTGATGACAAGTTTCTGCCTGTCATCAATCCAGCGATGATTAAGTTTAAGCCCGAGGCAAAAAAGCCCTGGGAAGAATCTCGTGACAATATCATTGGATACATCACGGGGTCGAAGCAGGTTCATAAAATCTCTCATGACCAGTTTTATGGTATTCAAGAGAAAGAGCCAGCTATGAAGTTTCTTCAGGCTGCGCTCGAAGCTCCTGCAAACTTTATCGCACTTGACTCAGAAACGACGGGGCTATATCCTCGTAACGGGCATATGTTGGGCTTCTCCATGTCTTATGAAGATGACCACGGTGCCTATATTTCTACTGAAGTCATTGACGAAGAAGTAGAAGAGCTAATGCAGCGTATCTTTACGAAGAAGCAGGTCGTATTTCACAATGCGAAGTTTGACCTTGCTTTCTTCGAGTATCATTTCGGATTCGAGTTTCCTCGATTTGAAGATACTATGCTTATGCACTATATGCTGGATGAAAATCCCGGTACTCATGGTCTGAAGCAGCTTGCTTTGCGCTATACTAAGTATGGTGACTATGAAAAGCCGATGTATGAGTGGATGGACGATTATCGTCGAAAGAATCGTATTAACAAGGAAGATTTTACCTGGGATATGATTCCTTTCGAGATTATGCAGACTTACGCTGCAATCGACGCTGCTGCGACGTTTTTGCTTTACCAGAAGTTCAACAAGGCTCTTCGCAAGAACCCTCGTTTGAGCAAGGTATATGACACTATTCTGATTCCTGGCTGCCGGTTTCTTACCGACATTCAAGATAATGGTGTGCCTTTCGACCCCGAGCGACTTGCTTTCGGTCGGGTCGAGATGCAAGCAGAAATTGACAAAGCAGTGAAAGGGCTTTCCGACTTTACAGAAATTGCGAAGCTGGAAGAGGACCAAGGTAAGCCCTTTAATCCAAATAGCACTCTTCAACTGCGAAAGTTGCTATTCGACTATATCGGCCTTGAGCCGACTGGAAAGATGACAGGAACGGGTGCAGATTCTACGGATGCAGAAGTGCTGGGACAACTGGCTCTTCAACACCCTGTTCCTGCTCATATTCTAGAAGTTCGCAAGAATGGTAAAATCAAGAATACTTATCTTGATAAGATCATTCCTCAACTAGACCGAGACCATCGACTGAGAACAAACTTTAATTTGCACGGCACCACGAGTGGACGACTCTCTTCGAGTGGTAAACTAAATATGCAGCAGCTACCTAGGGATAATCCCATTGTAAAAGGCTGTATTCGTGCAAAAGAAGGGCATCAGATCGTCGCAATGGACTTGACTACAGCCGAAGTGTATGTTGCAGCGGCTCTAGCGGACGACCTTGAGTTACAAGATATTTTTCGCCAGGGAGGCAATTTCCACTCCTCTATCGCTCACCGAGTGTTTCGACTGGACTGTGAGATTGATGAAGTGGCAGAAAAATACGCTCGAGAGCGTCAAGCTGCAAAAGCTGTAACCTTCGGTATTATGTATGGCGCTGGTCCTCACAAGATCAGTGAACAAGTTACCAAAGACGGCGGAAGTATGAGCGTTAGTGAAGCTCGAGCAGTTATTGATGATTATTTTGGTGCTTTCTGGAAACTTAAAGAGTGGATAGATAACACGAAAGCCAGTATTGAAGAAAACGGGTATATTTACTCGCCCTTTGGACGTAAGCGTCGGCTACCGAACGTTGCGTCTGACAATAAAGGTGTTCGTGGGCACGAAATTCGTTCGGGGCTGAACTTTGTTGTTCAGTCTGCGGCATCTGATATTAACTTGCTCGGTGCGATTGATATGCACTCGTACATTCAAACAAACAAGATGAAGTCTCGAATCTTCGCACTGGTACACGACTCGATTCTTGCGGAAGTTCCTCAAGAAGAAGTAGTCGAGTATCGAGAAAATCTTCAAAGATTCATTCAAATGGACCGCGGAATTTATATTCCGGGCGCTCCCGTGGGTTGTGACTTTGATGTTGGCGAAGACTACTCGATGGGCAAGTTTGTAGAAAAATATGGTGATAAATTACAAACACTTGGCATCAGTTGAGTTTCCCGTCTACGGTGTGCAGTCGAATGATGTGTACACCGCAGACGGAATTTTATGGCTAGACAATAAGGTTCTAGATGATCGAAATCAGCTCGGGGCCACACTTGGCGCAAGGCGCTTACAAACCCCGCATAAGCTATTTCCTCTTCGCAAGAGCTTTAGCTTTGTATCAGAAATGCTACAGTCCCGATACCAGCATTTTATTGATTCAAAGGGGAACTTTTTTACTTACGAGAAAACTCTCTATACAAAAGTTCGCTACCATAAGATTTTAACTAGGTCGTTGAGAGACACAGGTACAGTTCTCAAGCTAGAAGGAGTGTTTGCTCCGCTTGTTGTCTCTCGACCTCCTCCTCCGGGAAAAACATGGGTTGGTATGCTATACTTCAAGGGTTATCCTTGGCTACCCTATGATTATGCAGAGGACTACTCTGCTGATATACGAAGGAAAATCTGAATGTCGAAAAAGCGAACTAGAACTCTCGCTTCAGTAAACTTTACAATTCCAGAGATTGAACCGCTAACAAGAAACCAGTTAGTAGCTTTTGAAAGTACAAAACATATGGTTCTATGCGGAGCCGCAGGTACTGGTAAAACTTTTATCTCCCTATACCTTGCTTTTGATGATATTGCAAAACAAGAGTATGATAAAATTATTCTAGTACGAAGTGCAGTACCTACTCGGGACATGGGCTTTCTACCCGGCACAGATAAAGACAAAGCTAAGGTATATGAAGAGCCTTACTATGCGATCGCCAATGAAATCTTTCAACGCGGGGATGCTTACGAGATTCTCAAGAAGCATAACGTAGTCAACTTTATGACTACTTCGTATCTTCGAGGTCTTACTGTAAGAGACTCTGTAGTTATCGTAGATGAGTGTCAGAACATGACATTTCACGAGCTAGATTCAATCATTACGCGAGTAGGTGAGAATTCTAGAATTATTTTCTGCGGTGACTTTGCACAAGCGGATTTGCCGAAAAACGGCATGAAAGAGTTTCTACAAGTTCTAAATGAAATGTCCGAGTTTGATATTGTCGAGTTCGGTATTTCAGATATTGTGCGTAGTAGCTTTGTTAAAAAATATCTAATTGCGAAACATTCACTCGGCCTATGAAAGCAGTAATTTCCAACAGAATTTATCTTGAAGTTACGCCTGAGTACAAGCAAAAACTTCTTGATGAATTAAGTTACACGATTCCTCCTGCTCGCCAGGATGATCCTCCTGTAACTTTACGAAATGTTGGAATTATTCGGTCGAATCTTGTTTCGATTCCCTCCGGCAGAGTGGACTTAATTCCAGAAGGCTATGAAATAGTCGAGAAACGAGTCCACTCTCCGGTTTCTTTTCCAGCCTTTCGCGGGCTTTTGAGGCCCGCTCAGCAAGAAGTATATGACAACCTAGAAGATAGTTGTATTCTCAATGCTTGGGTATCTTTTGGAAAAACGTTTACAGCCCTGGCAGTTGCTGGAAAGCTGGGACAGAAAACACTTGTTGTAACTCATACCGTCGCGCTGAGAAATCAGTGGGTACGGGAAATTGAGAAAGTATATGGATTTAAACCTGGTATTATCGGGAGCGGTCATTTTGATACTAGCACTCCCATTGTTGTGGGAAATGTCCAATCCCTTTACAAGAAAGTAGCGGAAACAGCCACTCTTTTTGGCACAATTATTCTAGATGAAATGCACCATGTAAGTAGCCCCACTTTTTCTAAGATTATTGATAAAAGTTATGCTCGCTACAAGATTGGGCTCTCTGGAACGATTGAAAGAAAAGACGGAAAACACGTTGTATTTCGCGATTACTTCAGTCCAAAGATATTTAAGCCGCCGCCCGAAAACTTTATGGTGCCCCAGGTACACCTCATTCGGAGCGAAGTTAGATTTCCCGACGGGGCTAGAATACCTTGGGCGACTCGTATTAACGCTCTCGCGTTTAATGAAGAATATCAACACTCAGTGGCAATTATGGCTGCTGCTTACGCTGCTAAAGGACACAGGGTTTTAGTAGTGTCAGATCGAGTTCGGTTCTTGAAAAACTGCGCCGAACTTGTAGGCGATAAAGCAATAAGTGTTACGGGTGAGATACCGCATGAGCAAAGAGAAAACCTCATGTCTTTTATAAAAACGGGAGAGAAACAAATATTGTTTGGAACACAAAGTATCTTTTCGGAAGGTATTTCTCTAAATGAGCTTAGTTGTATCATTCTGGGGACTCCAATCAATAACGAACCACTTCTAACACAGCTTGTTGGAAGAGTTCTAAGAAAGCAAGAAGGAAAATTACAGCCTGTTATTATTGACATTCAACTCAAGGGTAAGACTGCTCAAAAACAGGCAAAAAATAGACTTGGCTTCTACATGAAGCAAGGTTGGGAGATTAAAACGATATGAACCTTCGGATTCTGAATTTGCTTAACGAGAAGTATCAAACTGAGATTCTTCTCCATGTTGAAAACATCAATAATTTGATTAGTAATTCTGTGGGTGTAGCAGAACACCCGGATGTAGTAGCAACCGTTGAAATGGAGCTTGGTAAGATTGCTTCCTTGAGCGATAAGATCGAAGCCCTAAAGTGGGTGCTTCCTAAAAAATAGTTCTTGACAAGTTTGGTCTTCTTTGATATAATATGAGGTTCCCATGATAGGTCTAAGACAAAAAATTGAGGAAAGAATGGATCGCCTCCAGGAGGCAATGGAGTCCAATCTTCACCTCTCTGATCCAGAAGTAGTTGAAGAAATGATTGCGGGTGTGTCGAAGTTCTGGGAAGTTCTCAGCGAAGAGGACCGAGACTACATTCAAGGGGCACAGTACGCAATTGAAGAGCAGGCTTCGTGGGATTTAGATAGTACCTACGAACCCTCTTCTTATGATGAATATCAAAACCTTTTTGGCGGAGACGACTGGGACCACGGCCAGTACGATGATTCTTTTTAATTGGAAAAGAATACACAAATACTCTAGTGGGTCGGTTCGAGAAATACTAACGATAATTCATTTGTTGACTTATCGACTTCCTCCAAAAAATAAGCAAGACCCTAGCTACAAGTATTATGGTATTAACTTTGCTGGAGACAGCTTTTTGGTAAATCCAGAAATGCTTTTTCGTACTAGAAGGCAGTACGAAGACAAAGAGTTAGCCCAATATATTGGGTTAGCAAGTTTGAGAAGCTACGGCGAATACAAAGCCTTCAAAACCACAACCTTAGACTTTCTCGCCTGCAAAGGGAAGAAAGACATCATTGACAAAAACAGGCTTCTTTGGCTAGAAGGTGGCAAAGTTCACTTTAAATACGAAGAAGTCGCTTAGGAGAAAATAACATGGCACTAGCATTTGGTAAAGCAAAAGGTTCTGCTCAGAAGGCCAACGTAAAGCAGTATGAGTACAAGAATGGTGATAACAAGATTCGTCTTGTGGGCGGAATTCTTCCTCGCTATGTATACTGGATTAAGGGCGACAACGACAAGAATATTCCGATGGAATGTCTGTCTTTTGATCGCGAAACGGAAGCCTTTACAAATAAGGAAAAAGACTGGGTTCGCGAGTTTTATCCTGACCTCAAGTGTGGTTGGAGCTATGCAATTCAGTGCATTGACCCCAATGACGGCGAAGTCAAAGTCCTTAATTTGAAGAAGAAGCTGCTTGAGCAGATTATGCTTGCCGCAGAAGATTTGGGCGATCCTACCGACCCGGAGACTGGTTGGGATGTTCATTTCAAGCGTGTCAAGACGGGGCCGCTTCCTTACAATGTTGAATATCAGTTTCAGCCGCTGAAGTGCAAGCCTCGTCCTCTTACCGATGAAGAGCGTGATGCAATCGTAAATGCAAAGTCGATTGACGAGCTTCTTCCTCGCCCTACGGCAGATGCCCAAAAAGAACTGCTTGATCGCATAATGAATCAAGCAGGTGACGAAGTTGACGAGTCCATTGAAGATGAGTTCGATATCGAATGATTCTATTCACCGCAGATTGGCATATTAAGCTCGGGCAAAAGAATGTTCCAGTAGCCTGGGCAAAGAATCGCTATAATATGTTCTTTGAACAAGTACATGAGATTAGCGAGTGTGTAGATATGCACATCATTGGTGGAGACTTGTTTGACCGTATGCCAACTCTTGAAGAATTGGAACTCTACTTCTCGTTTATTCGGGAAGTAAGAGTTCCGACTCTTATTTTTGACGGCAATCACGAAGCTACTAAAAAGAATCAAACTTTCTTTACAAATCTTGCAGCAGTAACAAAAGCAATCAACCCTCGAGTAGAGGTGCTAGCTGAAACTCGAGAGTATGACGACTTTAGTATTCTTCCTTACTGTGATCTACATAAGAAAGGTCATATAGAACAATTAAACAAGTCAAAGCCTCTCTATACTCATGTTCGGGGTGAGATTCCTCCTCATGTGAAGCCAGAGGTTGACTTAGATCGTCTTAGTGATTTTCCGATTGTTTACGCTGGAGATTTGCATTCTCACTCAAACACGCAAAGAAACATAGTCTATCCGGGGTCTCCGATGACCACGAGCTTTCATCGCTCTGAAGTCTCGACGGGGTATCTACTTATAGACGGCACGGAGTGGTCTTGGAAAGAGTTTGATCTTCCACAGCTTCTGAGAAAAACGGTAACTTCTCCGAATGAAATGGTACCTACAGAATACCATCACACCATTTACGAAATCGAAGGCGATCTGGCAGAACTCGCAAATGTGAAGTCGTCAGAGCTTCTTGATAAGAAAGTGGTAAAACGTAGTTCTGAAGCTACGTTACTTCTCGATAAAGGAATGACAATTCAAGAGGAGCTTTCAGAGTACTTGCTCTATATTCTTGAACTTCCTGAAACCACTGTGAAAGACGTTGTTGGAGTTTTTAGTGATTACGCTAAACAAGTTAACGTGGAGTAATTGCTTTTCTTATGGTCCGAACAACACAATGGACCTACAGGAAAGCGGCCTGACACAAATTGTCGGGACTAACGGTGTGGGAAAGTCGTCGATTCCTCTTATACTAGAAGAGATTCTTTACAACAAAAACTCGAAGAATGTAAAGAAAGCCGATGTACCCAATCGTTATGTGAATGCGGGGTATTCAATTCATCTAACATTCACAAAAGATGCAGACCAGTATGAAATTGATCTAGATCGAAAGTCCTCTCTTAAAGTAAA